ATCGTATCATTGCGTGGTAGAATGCCACCGCCGTTAAATTCTACTGATGGAGTGCCGGTGATTGTCCTGCCCCAGCGATGAGGGCCGCTGTCAAAAAAATTATCATCAATCGGCTCTAACCAAACACTGATGTTGTCCCCCAGGTAGACTACAGGACTGATGTTGACAGCCTTGATGTTATAGGTCATCGGACCTGAGCTTTCCTTCTCTACGACATGGAAAGTCCGGGGGATTCGATCGTTGTCCAATGCTACAATGTATCGAGTGCGATGGCCTTCGTTAGGGTCTGTGATGATCGTCTGACTGGGTGCTTCCAGAAGGTCAATTCGATTCGTGCCAATTCCCGTATTGCAGGGGATTCCCTCGATTGTTCCATCTGCGTACTCTAGGAATACAGTCTTGTCTCCCTCACCTAAATGAATGGTCGGCTGACTGGTGGTGAGAATTAATCCCGAAACCCCCAGGATTTCCCCATCGACCGGAGCTGTAGCGTCGTCAATTGGAGTGGTGTTCCTCGCAACCAGGACCTTGTCTTTAACGGCCACTCGCGCTAGATCCTGAGTAGCTTCAAATTCTACCAGAGTATTTTGGTGCTTGAGCTTGGCGTAGGCCCTTTGCCCGTGCCAGAATGCTTGTTGGCGACTGGACAGGCCCACTACCTCTACCGCTTTCGGTGAAAAGCGGGGCTCATCGGATGGAAATACGTAGGTATGTACTGTCCCTAGCTCTGGGTCGACATAATCAACCTCGACGCTATCGTGGTCGTTATAGGACGAAAATGACACATGACGCTGCTCAGAGCCAGGAACCTTGTTACGATGGTTGCAGATTGCCACAGGTTCTGTGGTGGCAATGTCCGGAGAAGCAGTGATCAGGCTGCCCAGACGATAGACGTTGATGAACGTCGCACTGGCCACCGTACCGACCATATCCTCGAACGAGATTTCAGGCTTATCAAATGTGTAATCGAACTGCACAGACAAGGCCATACCGAAATAATTCTGTACAGCCGTCAACGCGGCCTCGATCGCCTGCTCATCAGCAAAGTTGATGAGTGGAGAGGCGTAGGTACGACCGATGTAGTTGTCGTGGATCATGTGCAGCAGAGCATCCAAGGCCCTACGAGTAGGTGCAGCGGTATCGTAGGACGTACCGTTCCAGATCGGCAGAACACGAGTGACCACACAATTGAACTTGCGTTCCTTAACCGTTAGTGCGCGTGGAGTCTTGAGAATTTCAACCTGGGCTGTAGTAACGTCACCAAAGTGTTCTTCGGTGACGATTGTTGCTGCATAGGCGTCGAGCCACTGGACCTCATCGTGGAGTTGACCTGTCCATGCCGGCTGATTAGCATTAGAGAATAGATCAATTAAGTTACCGTCAGTGTTGTAACTAGCGAGACTAAGCATTCTAGCACGAATCAACTGTGGACCACCGGTAGTGGGAGTCATTTTATGAGTGACAGCCACTGGAGCGATCCGTACGGAACTACCATGTAGTTCTACCTCGAAAAATTCCTCATCACCGACTGATACTCCTTCGTCGGTACATGGTGTCAAACCTACCTGAATCGTAGCCACTAGAGCATATTGATTTTGATCGTCAAAGACGTGAAGGCCGTTCGGAGCGATGAAATTGCACCACACCTGCTCCAGATCCGCCTGGTTGACGAAAAAAGGACCGATCCAATTGGTCATGGCAAATGAGATGCCGTCCGTATGTCTAAGAGACAAGATTGGACGATTAAAGGCAGATGTGAAGCCTCCATCCCAGTCCGAATTGACTGACCCGGGGTCGTCTAGAATGATGCCTGTGACCGGATTGCTACCCACATGATCTAGAATCGTGTAGGTGCCATCCAGGTCAATAGACGTTCCTGCTCCGATGCCGTGAGCTTGAGGATCTCCTGGATTGACACTTAAGTTGGATGGGAATTGAGCACCGGTAATCGTTACCTGTTGACCAATTGGGAAATGGTCAGCAAGATCATAATCTGCTGGAGCTTCATATGGTTCGTCGCTGGTCTGAATTTGGATATGAGTTACCGGACCAAAGATCCATCGATGGGGCTGCACCTTGGAATGAAATTCTGGCATTGAGGGAATGTTCATTCGGTGTGTGCCTTGCAAAACCTGGCCATCAACTTCGTTCAGTCGAAGGATCTTGACTACCGGGCTGTCAATCGTTCCCCCTATCTCTAATTGAGGAGTACCTGAATTGGGGGACGTGTTAGGCCCGTAGATCGCACACTTAGCATTAGGAATGTTGGAGATTGGTGTATCCCCGTCCTTGACTAGATCAGCATCGATGGCATATTCACCCCTACCGATGCAAAGGTACAGATTCTCTACCTCAATGTTGTTTACAAAGGTCCGGTAGGGCGCCTGAACCAGGTCAGGGTACGCACGCACTTGACCGTAGATGTCAGGGATCCGTCCATTGACGCGAGCTTCATTTTTTCTTTGCCCTAGGCTGTTGTTGTTGGAGCCAGAAGTCTGCTCACGCGGAGCTTTGACGTTGTCAGGCTTGAAGGCAAACGACAACGCTTTGGTGGCTAGAAAGTTTGCCCCGATGAATACCGGTTGGAAGATGAAGGTACCTACCGTGAAGGCTTTCTTGGTGATGTCAACTACATCTTGCCCTTGAGGATACACCACCACATACACTTTCCCTTCGAGCTTGGCCAGCAACTCATGATTACGACCCTCGGTGGGGGTAACGTCATGCTGTTTGTCAATCTTTTCGTGATAGACACGTGCAGTTGCTGGCCACCGACCCTTGAAATAACTCATCAAAAATGGACGACAGTCCTCTACCTGGTGAATCTCCCAGGCATTAGGGTCCAACGGGTTAGTGGTGATGTGTAATTCTTGCATCAGTCTTTATTCGGGACGTAGAATTGGATCTCTGGATATCCTTGTTTGAACAGTTCCAAAAATTCGTATCGCACGCCAGCTTGATTGGCGTGCATTACCATACCCTGGTAGTATACTCCGACGTGAGGTACAGTTCGAGGCTTAATCGCCACCACAAGGCACGGGCTGGCCGGCCTTGTGATTCTTTTTAGACCCTTACTGTAATCCTCGACAACCTCTAGAGGATCCGAGGAAGCCACAGGTGCACGAGAGCCCAGGTCATAACCTGTCAACTCTTTCCAGACCGCCTGGGTAAAATGCCAACAGTTGCGCTCCACCCGGTCGAATTTCCAATTTAGGAACTTGCAAAGCCTCATCGCGTAATCGCCTCCAGCATGGGGAAACGCTCAGTCAGGTACAATTCACCCGAACGTGCGTGATTGGCCACCGGGGGCCGGCATTCGAAAGTTGCCCCCTCCTTGGTAAAGGTAATGTTCTGGATTTCCATCACCACCGGACCAAACAGTTCCTGGGTCAGATCATCTGAGCGATATGTCCTGTATGCTACCAGAGGCTTCTGGGAAAATCCATTCTCGGCGCTGACATTGTCCAATTCTTGGGGTAGAATCTCACCTAGATCACCAAACTGAATTCGGATCGATTGATCAAGATCGGTCGACGACCCAAGTGGGGTGATCTTCATTGGTAAGTAGGTGTAGTCGTAATCTCCCGCAAGAAAGATCGCGAACACCTGAGTTACCGTGATGGTACCATGTCCGGCATTGCGATGCACCCGGTACACTTCCGAAAAGTCTGTGTGGAAAATTTCCAGACACTCGATCTGGACAATGTCCGGAGAAGTGCCGAGAAAGAAGGTGGCATAGTCGGTTGAACCTACAGGCATGTCTTACGGTCCGGGGTTATTGACAGTGAAGGGTACAACCAGAGTGTCTTCGTAAATGCTCTCAATTTCGTTCTGAGACAGAACCTTATTGTACACACGAGCATCATCGTAAAATCCGATGGTCCCGTCCGAAGACCCATTACCCCCAATGCGGAAGGTATCTACTGGAGCACCATAAGCGGTTACTGATGTTGCAGTATCAACGGGCTGGGCATTGACGTAGAGTACCATGTCTCCAGTATCCGCATCCCACGTAGCGGCTACATGATGCCAGGTATTGACTAGCGATGTGCTAGCTGACACGGCTGTAGAACCATGACCTCCAGATATTCCAGAATCATTGATGAAGAAGCGTAATGTGGGTGTTCCACTCATGTCCCACATGACGTCTGTACCCGGGCCTGTCGGGCGTTTGATCCAGGTCATAATGGTGTAACTGGAAACTTCAGGGAAGATATTGCCCTCTACTTCCAGTCCATTGTCTGAACTACCATTTAGATACACACGACCACGGTCAACGTCATCGACAGTTAACGTCGCTTGAGGATCGATCTGAGTAACATCGGCTGCAGCACTACCGTAATTCGAGAATACATCCTGATGGAACTTCAATCTTACCAAAAGACCAAAGTCCTGCTCTTGAAATTCCAAGATCTTGAGATTACGCGCTGCATCCAGATATGGTGCTTCCACTTCCAGGTCCGCTTGAACCCAATACGCCAGACCCATCTGCTGGGTTAGGCGTGGTACTGTGTTAGGAGCGAAATGACAGAGATGTCTCTCGACAGTGCCACGGTCAGTGATTAGATCAAGGTTGAAACTCAAGGAGCCTTGAACTAGCTGTGATCTATAAAATGCCCAAAAGTATTCGTATTGCGGCTTCGTCAGAACCCATTGAACCGTCACCGTCCAGGCTGCGTTTAATTTATCACGTCGATAGAACGCCTTTCCGCCTTCGAGCGGCACGGCAACGACTTC